GTGTGAAGCTGCACTTCGTCCCATATCGCCTCGATCTGGTTCGCGTCGAGCTTCTTCTGGCCGCCGCGCGTGCCGCTGACCGACTGCGCTTCGGGTGTCTCGCAGTTCAGGCGTAGGCGCGGCCTTGATTTCGTTATCTCTTCCATTCGCGATTAAGGGGTGAAGTAGAGAATTGGGCCAACGATCACGGCAAAGATCGCCGCGAGGACAGCAAGGCACGAGAGCCATTCCTTGGCAGTCGGCAACGTATAGTTGCTCGCCATGATCTCAGCCATGGCGACATATGCTGCGGCCCGCCGCATCTTCTCAACCCGAGCACGGCGGCGCTCTCGCAGTTTCTGAGGGGTCATGCGGCCTCCGTTTGCTGTTCCCGCCAGGCCACAAACGGCCGGCGCAGGAACTGATGAAACCGCGCCTCTGCGTCCTTGTCGGTCGCGAGTGCGCGGCGGGAATCGATCTGGCAGACGACGCGGATGAACTCCGCTGCTTCGTCGACCGTGAGCGGCTCGACCTCGGCGTGCGAGGCGGCCCATTCGCGGAACTGCGGGTCGCGGGGCAACATGCCGGCGAGCTGGAGGATGTTCATACGAAGTTCCTCATGCCGTAACGCGCGATCAACGCAGCTTCAGCGCGGTTGTGATGCTTCACCAGTCGAATGTCATCGCACGGGTAAAGCTGCTTCGCCATAGCCAGGCACTGAGCCTTATCCGCAGACAGCCCGTAGAACCGCTTCCACGCCTGCGGACGCACGAACACCACGTCGTATCCCTTGGCGGCCAGCACGCCCTCTATGAGTCCCTTGGTGTGCATCATCGATCCCATGGTCTGGATCGCACTGCCGCCGATTGCCTGCACATCCTCGATGACGACCAGCGCCGGCTCATCAGCTGCATGGTGAGCGCGCATCAGCGCAGCGAGCGCACGACCGTCGCACTGGCGTTTGACGAGTGCCTTAGGACCAGCATCGGCAATCGGCTTCGTCGGCAAGTCGAATACACAGCGCAAGCCGTTGTGATCGATGAAAGCGACGGCGCCAGTGAGGCCGGGGTCTATTCCGCAGATCAGCATGCTTGCTCCTTAGGGCGTGCAGAAACCTCGCGCGCGGGCGTAGTGGTGGTCATGCTGGCTCCCTGATGTCGTCCGTTACTTCGTCGTTGACAGGAACGCCGCTGATTGGGCGAAGCCATGCATCAATGAATGACCTTTCCAGAGAATCATCAAGCCTAACGCTGCCCTTATTGGCAGAACGCGCAAGCGGCTGGCTACCTCTCACCAACCATATCGGGCCAAGCCCATCGAGGGCTTCGCCGATCAAGCGAACGATCTCTACAATGCGCCCAATGTTTTCAGGCAGGATTGCCCGAACGATGATCGCCAGATCACCAGGTTTGCAGTTCATGGCGTCTCCCACAAAGGTTTGAACGCCGCTTTATGGGCGCGAACGATCTCGCTACGAATGGTTTCGTACTCGGCCTTGAGTTCCGGATCGGTGCAGTTTTCGACCACTCGGCGCCCAGCGCTCGACGTGATCGCATCAGAGGCGCACCGGACGGCTTCAGAGGTCAGCGCCTTACCGCACGGTGCTTCTCCGCGCATCAGCAGCTTGTAGGCCCATTCCGCGGTGATCTCACGCGGCTGCATGAGCGGCGCCATGATTGCCCGCATCTTCGCCATCTGCTCGCCGACCACGTGCACGTCAGCCTTGGTCTGGTCCGTCAAAGCCTCGGAGCGCGGAATTTCGTGCAGGCGCATCTGCTTGCACAAGCCGTAGAACTCGGGCAGAGACGGCGGGAACTTGAGCGTCATGAGCGCGCCAACACCGGCTTTCAATTCCGCGCTTGAGAGCTTGCGCAGGCCGATGCCCCACTCCTGCATCACGCCTTCGAGGTCCACATCGCGCCACTTGTCGAGGAACGTGTTGCCCCACATGCGGGTCATTTTTTCGAACAGCGTCGCGACCCAATGACGGGGCGCGGCGTCTTGCGGCCACAGGTCAGCCGAGGAGCTTGACGTGCCCATTGATCACCTCTGCGGGTTGGACTTCGGATTGAACGGAGGTCTTGCCGGTGAGAACTTCGTAGGCGCGCTTGCGGCTTTCGTCGCGGGCGTTGGTGAAGCCCGGTCGAGCAACTGGCGCGGCGCGCGGTGCTGCGGCATCCCGCGTCCAACGCTCAGCGATAGCCAGCACGAAACCGGCTTTGATGCGGCCTGACGGGTCGGATGCTTTGGCCTCTGCGCATGCGGCCTCGACGGTCTCCGGCGTGATGCCAGCAGCGGCGGCAGCGATGAGGCGGGGATCACCGGGTTGGGCATCGACGGAATGCTTTCGCATTGCTGCGGAGAGCTGGGACGGACGCACAGCCTCGCGAGGTGTACCACCTACGTCCGTCTTTACTCCTTTCCTTTCCTTTCCATTCCCTTCCCTTCCTACTCCCTTCCCTTCCGTCAGTGAACACTCAGTGAGGGGTGTAGGAGTACTACCGGATTCAGGCACGGGAAGGCCTGTTTTTGACGGTCGATTTATGACCTGATGCGCCTTGAAACCCTTGATGTGTATGAATGTCTCTCCATTCACTTCGTACTCACGGAATAATCCGTGAGCCATCAGTGACTGAATCAGAGGTTCACAGTCAATCGCATCCGCCGGGAAGATCTGCATCTTCAGTTTTTTGGCCGATCTCTGGAGGTTTCCGTTGTCGTCTGCGAAGTTCCATGAGCCGATGAAGAACAGTCGAGCCTCAAACGAAAGCTCGACGATCTTCTCGTCGGTCCAGAAATCCGGCTTGATTGTGCGGATGCGCGCCATGGTTATTTCTCCACCGCGCCCTTGGGGCAATAGATGCGGAAGGTCAGCGTCAGCAGTTCCTGAATGTGCCGGTGCGCGGCTGCTGCGACCTGTTCGAGGTCGTGCTTCTCGCGGTCGTTGACGATGCCGTCTGCGATGGCCGCGGTATGGGTCTTAGCCAGCTCGCCGAGGTCCGAAAGGATCTGCGTGAACTTGGCGAGCAGTTCCTCGTTGTCGCAGTTGTCGTCGACTTCGGGCAGCGACACGAACATGCCGCCCGACTGTTCAGCGATGGCTTCAGCAAAGAATGTCGTGCCGGACAGACGCTGCATGGCGAGGGCCATTTCAGTCTGAATCGCCTGGCCCTTCACTTCATAGATCCGATTCTGTAGCGACGCTTCGGAAATTCCGAGCGCCCCCGCCATTGCCGGCGCACCACCGTTGAAGGCGCGGATCATCGACTGGTAGGCTTTTCTCAGGCCCATAAGGCGTACCTAATTTTCAATGGTTGTGCAGTGCGGCGAGGAACTTAATAATTGGTTCCACAGCAACCGCCTGCGGGGATTCAGGCGGCGGCTGGTTGTTCTGCCTGGAGTTCCGGCCAGATGCGTTGCCAGTTTTCCGGGAAGAGATCGCGGCGCGTGACAGCCAGGCTGGTCGCTCTTTCGATGTCGACGGCCCGTTCCGGAGAGACCGCTGACCTGCCGCTGATCAGTTGGGAGAGATATGAAGGCGAGATACCGAGACTGTCGGCAAGTTTCTTTGCCGCTCCGCGCTCGCTCGCGACGTAGGTCTTGAGATCCACTCGCTGCCTCGAAAGGTTAATGATTCAAACGGAGTTTAGTGTTCACTCAACGGCAAGTCAAGTGAATACTAATTTATAAGATACTAAACTTTCGTCATGGACATTCAAGACATCCGCCGCGCCAACCTGATGCGTTGGCTCGAAACGCATACCGCTCCCGCAAAAGACAAAAGCCTGTTCTCACAGATCAAGGCAGGGGGCTCATTTGGTGAGCGACTAGCGCGCCGGCTTGAGGCCGACTATGGAATGGGCACCGGTTTTTTGGATTCTGACGACGGTCTCGATTCATCGAATACAAGCCAAAAAGTGCCTCTTACCGCTGACGCTTTGAACCTCATTCAGTGGATCACCCGCCTGGACGCCATTAGCGATCCGGCCCGAAAAATGTTTCCGATGATCACGGGAATTCTGCAGATTGCGAACTCCTTACCGGTCCCTCACAATGGTTCATCCGGGATAGATGAATTCCGGTTAGCCGAGCAGCAGCTCAGCGCTGCAATACGAGAGGGTCCCTCACATGCAATCAAGCGCCGGAAAAAGTGACGAAGTCATAGACCTCGACTCCTACAGATCACGCAAGAGCGTCGACCACAAACTTAAGCTGCCACCAAGCCGCGAAGAGACCGAAGATTTGCTGAACGAAGTCGCGCATTACCTGCTGATGGCCGTTCGCGCCATCACGTCCCACTGCCACTGATTCGCCCCTACCGCCTGATCACTGCTTAGCCCCGCAACGTCGGGGCTCGTCTTGTTACAAATAAAAGTTTAGTCTTTACTTGACCTATGGTTTAGTCATTGCTAATCTTCACCTCACAGCAACACCACACACGAGGTGACCAGATGGACCTGATCCGCATCCGCGTAACGAAGCTCGACACCGCAGCCAAGGTTGCACAAGGCATGGGCCTGATCATCGATCAGGTCTGCGGCGACCAAGACAAGGCATACGTGAACATCGGCGCCCGTCGTGCCGGTCCGTGGGGCAACCATGAGCCGCGCTGGACCGATGAGCAGCGCGCCGAATTCCTGAACTGGAGGCTGTGATGCAAACCCACAGCTACGTAAATCTGCGCCACGGCGTTCTGCACAGCTCTGACTACCGGTGCCGCAACGGTCACCTGGTGCACTGCTACTTCACGACG